GACCGAATGGGCTGATGTGATTGTGCTTGGCTAGGTAACGTACCAGCTTCTGGTCACGGTGATCAAGCACAGCGATCAGGTCACCACAGCGTGAGCCATCCTCATACTCATACTCCATCCATGCCACAGGCTGTGAGGTCTTACCGAAGGATACCCGTGCAGCATTAACGACAGTAAGATCTGAACCCATGTGGTCCATCAATGTAGCTTTAATTTTACTCATCAGAACACCTGATCCATCATTTTATCCCAAGCCTTGTTCATAAGCTGGCTCTCCTCATTATAATAGCCAACAGTGTAAAACTTCAGCACACGAATGGTAGCCTTACCATCATGGTAGAGTTCATTCAAATCTGTGTGCTGGATGTCTGATAGGTCTTTGATGTTTACCAGACGTTCTACTTCAGCACAGATAGTCTCAAGGCTGTCTTCCAGTCCGACGACCACAAAATCAGTACAGATGTCATCACTACCCTCAAGCAGTCGCTTCACCAGTTTTTCTTTTACATTAGTCATTTGTGAACATCTCCTGTATATCATCAGCCGTGTATGGCCCTTCAATTTCGTCACTACATTTACCGAACTCTTTCCCGTAGTCAGCAATTACCTGTAGTGCATCCTGTATATCCAAACCATACGCAGCACAAGTCAGGATAAACTCTAAGCCTAACTCAGTGATCTTCTTAGTGGACGCATCATCCATGTCGAAGGTGTAGGTGGCTGAACCATCCTCGTGTTCTACTGTGTCAGCGATTACGATAGTGCTTAGTTTTTCTTCACCCATCGTCCTGTCCTTTCAGTTCTGCGAGGATGGCGTCGGCTATTTCAATGATCTGCCTGTCTCCGTGGATCAGCCTGTGGGCGTCTGCTGGATACGGCTGCTTGATTTTCTGCAGTGCCTCCATCGCCTTCTCCAGCTTGGCTTCCAGTTCCTCGATGCGGTCGGCCATGTCTTCGAATATCTGCATACTTATCGTAATCATCATGTCAGTCATCAGTCTGTATCCCCCCGATCATATACTCCACGAGCAGAGCCTTGGCACACTCAACGATCATCAGGTTTTCTGCGATAGAACCCTGTGACATAGCGAAGTAGAAGCCATCATCCTCAGTCCAGCCTGCTATCACAACAGACTTAAGCTTACCCTGTGCAGCCTCAAGCACCATGTCTACGTTGATATCCTTGTCAGTCTCAACCTCCTCAGGCTTCCTGAAGGCTACCACATTCAGCTTAGGCTTGTTGTCATCATCATTCATCGTTTCTTCCTCATGTCTAGGGCATTGGTTGCAGCCCTGAGTGTATGCTTATGGTATGGGTTGAGTGACTGAACATTCTGGTGACCAGTTACACTCATGATCTGGAGCGAGTCAACCCCTGCCTCGATCATCTCAACGATACCAGTCTTACGCAGGTCACCGATCCAGATATCCTCAGGAAGCCCAGCAGCAGCCTTCACCTCGTTGGCTAGGTGGGATACCTGCTCCCTCTCCATCGGCCTGTATGCCCCGTCAGCGGGCCTCTGCTGAGGCACTACGTATTCCTGGAAGTCCCAGTCCTTCTTCTGCTGACTGAGCATGGTGGTCAACTCATCTGATACTGGCATCTGCACAGTAGCACCACGCTTGGTCTGCTTGATGGTGACCACCTGCTTGTCTAGGTCTAGGCTGGACCACTTGAGGAGACGGACATCCGTGGGTCTCTGCGCCCAGTCATAGCACATGTATGCGATCAGTCCGATATTCCTCCAGCGAAAGTTAGAGAATGCTGTGTCGAGGAACAACTCTACCTGCTCGGGTGTCCATGTGTTGTATCGTGGCTCATGCTTTAGCTTGCGAACCTTCGACATGGGATTGTCATCCAGCATGTCAAGGGAACGACAGTGATTGAACACCACTGAAACAATTCGTGATAACTCATTGGCCTTGGCAACTGAACCATCCTCTACCCAGTAGTGGTAGATCTGGTGACAGGTCATGGCGTTGAGGTTCTTAACCTTAACATCACCGAATGTCTTGGTTCCGTAGTCAGTATCCATAGCGTGTTGCAGTCGAGCCTCGTAGGTTCTCTGCGATCCATGCGAGAGGGATCTAAACTGTGGGCTGGTGAGGTAGTGGGCTACCACCTGACGCAGGCTTGAGGCTGGACCTATGTTACCTGCCACGATATCACCACGGCGGAAGGCTTCGACTTTCTCAATCAGCTTGGGGACTTCATGCCGTGCTGTCCTTCCGTCCCGAAACGTCTGTGCTCTGACTACCCCCGCTGCCACTGCATCCTGTGGTGGGGTGAAGCGGTAGGTGATCTTCCCCTTCTTGTTCTTTATCTCTTTGAGATACTTTAAGTTGGACAACATTGTGTGACCAGTCATCGTGTGGATCATCCCCTGTCATAACAGATCACTCAGGTCTACCATCAGCATCATTGTCACAACAACAAGAGCAGCAAGTAGAAGTCTACCGAGTATGAATTGTATCATGTGCCTGTCCTCTTGATCAACAAAACTTTTCTGTTGACGGGTGGGTGAGGAGTCTGCTACCCTGTATTACTTAAGTATACTTAGGGTTACCTAACTCCTCTCTCTTACTTATAACTCTTAAGCTATATTCTTAAGTTATAGCTTAGGCGTCATAACTTTCCCAACCATCCTCAACATATTCTAGGATGAGGTCTTGAACCTCAGGTCCACACAACCCATCTAGGACTGAGAAGATCTGAACCCTGTCACCTGATCGTGCTGTGTTGCTTGCGAATGACACAGCCTGAGACAGGGTGTCAGCCTCACCCTCGAACACTTCACCTGCGGTGGTATCAATGACTGCTCTATACATCTACCACTTCCTCACCTTCCAGTATACCCAACACTGCATACAGTGTTCCTTGCCTAGGGTTAAGTCTATTGCCCACACTATATGTGGTAGACCACGACGCTTCCAGTCCCAATTCCTAGCACTGAAAGTCTGGTTGCTTGCCCCGCCTATCAACACGTTGATCAGGACAGACAGGGCAACACCAACACGGGTGATGTATCGGATCACCCAAGCAACTCCATTGTTGCCTTGGCATAATCCTTACGCCACTTGTAGATCGAGGTGGTGGAGACTCGGCGTTTCTTTGCTGCCCCCTCGACACCATAGAGTAGGCTGTCGAGAACACAGTGGATACGGAAGTCATCACCGAACCCATAGTCCTTGGTGTATACGTTCTTAAGTTGGTCAAGCATCTTCATTTACTCCTGTGCATAGACCCTGTTCAATTAGGCTGCGGGCAGTGCGCCCATACCAACCCTGTAAACTCCAGACAGCACCACTGTCAATCAAATACTGAAAGGCATTGATGATCTCATGGTTTGTTGCAGTATCGTCACACTCGATTGTCATGACTGCGTCAAAGGTATTCACTGCTGTGCCTCCACTAGTTTCTGTTCAGCGTAGGTGATAGCACCCACACCAATGACACCCTCGGGTGGATCACACACAGCCTCATGGTATACTCCAAGCAGGTGTCTGAAGTGTGATGCCTCAGGTTCAAGGCCAGTGACAGGCCCAGGCTGTTTCTCCAGCCAGTCAAGGTAACCCTTGATCAGTTGGTCTTGGTTTCTGTAGATGTCAGCCATTGCATAACTCCCTGTAGGATTTCAGCCAGTCATAGGGTGTCTCAGCACCAGTGACTGACACTTCATAGGCATTAACATGGTCACTCACCTCTCGGTAGAGGGTGACACACTTGATCACCACATCATACTCATCCCTACACACAGCGTTTAACTTGCCATCGACGTAGATATTGTAGGCCATTACCCCACCTCCACTGTTGCATGTGCTGCGATGTATTCCTCAGGTGTAGGCATAGGCACACCCTTTGCGTGATGCTCAAGCCACTCAGGTTCAGCAGCCACTAGGCGGGCAGAGTTCACGATCTCTGAGCGGTAGGTGTCACCACCCTCCATTGATCCGTGAGTGAAGGGGCTGGATGCCCAGACAAACCAGCGGGCATAGATGTCACCCACCTCGTTGGCTGGTTTCTTGTATGTCTTGCAGACATGGAAGATGAAGTCACCAGCACGATAGATTGCGTAGGGCTGGTGCTGTGGGCGGGACTTGGCGAAGGGGTTGCTCATCTGTCTTATCCTTTGTTCAGATGGTTCTTGATGCGACTCTTAAAGTCTAAATAGGGTTGTGCTTTTTCAGGGTTACCCATTTTTACCCATTGATTGATATGCCATGTAAGAGATTGAACAGCACACTGTAAAGTATGTGTGTCATACTCATCTAGGTCGTGCTTATCACTGTCTACATAGCGGCTATTTACATGGACGCACACAGTCATGTCAATCCCTTTCATCGGCTTTCTCCTCATACACCTGAATGGTGTTGCGAATAGGTGGGTAGAGTTTAGTGAGGGGCGCAGCATACGCCTCCTCCCGTGTCTTGAAGGGACCAGCAACACAACGCTCGCCTGTCCCTGACTCAGTCCAGAATACTTTGAACATCACATCACCCTGCGAAGTGGTATAGTTTACGGGGGCTGTTGCTACGCTCAAGGTAGACCGACACTTTACCCATGTGGTAGGCAGTGGTTCCCTTGAGACGCTCACGCTTCCAGCCACGCTTGATCCAGACACGCTTGCGGATCAGCCCCTTCTGCCCAAGGAAGTTAAAGCGGAACCCCTTCGTGCCATCATTGAGGGGCTTGGTTGCAAAGATAACGAACATCAGATATCCTCCGTAATCCAGTAGATGTTAAGGTCAGGTCGGTAGGTCCAAGCATCCTGCATTAGTGCCACCGACTTGTCAACAGACTTGAGTAGGCCAAGGCTGACATGCTCACCATCACGCACACCCCGAGACAGGTAGTACAGGCTGGCATAGGTGTTACCCCTGTGTCCATCCTCTAGGAGCAACACAGACTCCTGATTGAGCACATACTCGGACCCCTCGATAAAGGCAGCGAAGTCATGCTCAGTCATGATAAAGCTAGTCTCAAGCGCACCCTTGTATGCACCGACACAGATCTTCATGTCACCCTGCATACGCTGCATCACACGATGCACATCGACAGTATGTGTAAACTTGGCGAGGGTATGCACCTCATGCACATCGTCGATGGAAAAGATCACATAGTTCATCACACTACCTCCTCTATGGATAGGCCAGACTCAGACACCAGTTCCTCGATTGTCGGGCGGTGATAGTATTTCGCAATATCTTTCAGCACTTCATCGCAGGCTGCACTTGCGACATACATGGAAAAGCCCATGTCACGCAGTAGGTCATAGGTCTGAGTGTCTGCATGGCGCAGTGCTAGTTCAATCGTAGGCTTGTCCATTGCAGCGTTCCAGATTCGTGTCATGTGATTGTATGTCATCTCAAGTATCCCTATCCCAAGGCCATCATCATGACCAACATTCCGTAGCAGGCAAGCGCAAGTAACACCGCCTGAATTGTCAGTAGCACATAGTTTTTCAGCATGTCAATCCCCTTAGATGCTATGCACACGCTTCCAGACAGTCCACGTGATTGCCTGCATTTCATGGGGCTTTACACCAGCACGCTTTGCAGCACGGACATATGCCGCCTGCAATTCACGATACATTTTCACCCCGATGTTCGTGGCATCATCGGTGAGACCTACACGATACCCTCGTGCAATATTTAGGGCGTGTCCATCAACTGTCACTTCATCCAGCCCCATGATGTTGCTGTAAAACGACCGGATCTTCTGCCCATTGAGTCGGGCAAGGATATCATTATCATCCGACAGGTGATCTTCAAGGATAGACCACGCCTTGATCTTCATCTTGAAGTAGGTGGACACCTTGAAGTCACCCACGTATAGACCCTTGACGTAGGCCGAGCACATGTTGAAGGCATCAACCTTGTTACGCTCCCAGCGATTGTTGGGTGACAGCGCAGCCATCACACCGACAACAGTAGAGACAGGCAGACCAAGACGCTGCGAAATAAACTGCGCCTCACGTTTCGCACGGGCATACCACTCGATACCATCCCGCACATCATCGGACGTAGCCATACGATAGACCTTAAGAATATTACGAACGTGTTGTGTCATGTTACACCCTCCATGTTTTCAGAGCAACACAAGCATACCCCATGACCTATGTCAAGAGCGTGGTTGGCCCGCCTTAGCTACGCCTGTGCTGTATCAAAAAACATTCTGACCAGACTGAGGGCAATCGTCATCACGGTATCCATGCACGCTAGATCGGGCTTTCACGATCCTACTACTGAGAGTCCCTTAGTCTCTCCATTTGGTCGCCATGCTAGTCACCTAGCTAGGGGCTGCGATTCGTCTTGCATTTACCTTGGCACCACTTGCCGCACTTGTCAACCACCTAAATTCGTGCAGGGCTTTTCATCCGTGCTATCGCTTAGGACGCTGGAACCTAGGGGATCAAGGGCGCTTGGCCTACTCCGTCGGAACCTTGTCGCTTTCGATGATTTGAATCTGACGGAATCCGAAACGAATTGCAAGACCTTTTTTCAAAAAAGTGATAACGTGTTGGAATCAAACAAATCTTTGTCGGTATCGTGACGGAATCCATCGGTGTTCCTGATTCGTTCACGGGTTTTCCTTGTGGGGGGTATAGATCCTGCGCATACGCATGTGCGAGCTAGGTATCCCCAAAAATGTGCTTGCTCCTTGCGACCGAGTGTTATGTTATAACATCACAGGAAAATCCGTGTTTTCCCTAAGCCAACAATGTCGAATTGTTTGCAAATCCCTGTGTTTTCAGCATGTTAACGCATGAAATACCCAAGGATTACCCCGATCCTAGGCGAGAGAGACTAGGGGGAGGCATGGGCCAGCCGGGGGGTCTACGTTATATATACATGCACTCTGCCAGCGGAGGGTTATTTCAGTATCTGTTAACCACATTCCCCGAATACCCCATGTATAAACCCCCGTTTAACCCCAGGATCTTATGTTAATACCGTTTACATCACAGCCATGTAATACTTGTAACAATTCGTGATCAATAAATCGGTTTTAGGCGGCGGGTTCCTGCTGAGGTAACCCCCAGAATAACTACAGAACTGCAGATGTTCTCTGGAAACCATACTTATCTAATAACTTTTTCCTACAGAAGTACATTTTATGCTTGACAGATGTCCAAAACCTAGTATAACATACTTAAGTATTACTTAAGGGTACTAGAGTATAGACTAAGACTAGACTTAGTCCTCTCCTCTCTCTCCTATATATAATTATATTACTTAAGTAAGAACCTAAGTATTACATAGGGGGGACTTTCTCTGTCGTTCCCTCCCTTTTAGGGAGGAGGGGTTGGACCTAAGTATTACTTAAGTACGCATGTGCAGATTTTTTCTTCTCTCCCAACAAAAAGGAGTTGACTTCAGCCAGTATGCGAGTATAACTAGGTGTCACTATGAAATACTACACGTCTGAGAACGTCCTCGAAGAGTTCTACAAGGCACTAGCAGACCAGGATGAGGGTAGACTACGCCGAGTCCACATCCCCCACAGTTCCGTCTTCTACGTTAGGGAGGCGATCTACCAGAATACTGGAGTTAGGTACACCCTCAATCACGTCGAGAGGGCTATGTACGAAGAAGGTTACCTACGAAAAGAGGATATTTTTGACGATGTCAAATGATCAGTGGCACCTGAGCAAGTCAGTACCCCTTACATTTCTGCTTGCTATTCTGTTGCAGACAGTTACGCTTGTCTGGTTCATTGCAAACCTGAGTAGTAACGTTGAGAGCAATGCTAGAGAAATTGTGCGGCATGAGACTCGCATTCAGTCACTGGAGACTGTAGTCCAGACCCAGGCTGTTGCAGTGGCTCGTATGGATGAAAACATCCAGGCTATCCGCAGTATGATTGAGAACCTTGTCAGAGATCAGACAAGTAGATGACGCTGTGTGTTCTTGTCTTCGTAAGCTATGGACACCTTTTTATAAATAATCAGGGAAGTTGGTTTTACAAATCTTGTTACTATGATTGTGGCACACGGGCACACAGGTGGTACGATAAAATATACCGTGTAGATTCTCAACACCTTTGCCCGAAGAGCTACTATGATTGATCCGCTTACAGCCCTGTCCGTAGCAAGTACTGCGGTGTCCCAGATACAGCAACTGTTGTCTGCTGGTAGGGATGCTTCGGCTGCTATGAGTAAGTTTGCTGGTGCTGTGAGTGACATCAACTACGCTGCTGAGAAGGCCAAGAATCCCAGTGTCTGGAAGTCTCTGACTGGAAGTGCTGAGGCAGAAGCCATAGAGATCTTCACTGCACAGAAAAAAGTGCAGGAGATGAGACAGCAGGTTGAGACGATGATTGGGTATGTCTATGGTGAGAAGGGTCTAACTGAATACAAAGAGATCCTACGTAATGTCAAGAAGCAGAGACAGGACAGTGTCTACAGAAGACAGGAAATCAAAGAAACTCTTCTGCTGTGGATCGTGGGGATTCTTGCTTTTGGGTCTGGTGGTGCTGGACTGGCAGTCCTAATTTACTACCTGGGACAGCATCAGGGGAAGTGGTAGAATGAAAATAACTCCCCAGTGGGTAGACCAGTGGCGCATCTGGCCCCGCATGATTATCACTCTGTATGGTATTGCGTTCTACGAGACAACGACATGGTTCATGTCACTCCCTGATCCCACCAACGCCCAGGCAGGCTTTGTGTCTGTGGTTGTCGGTGCAGGTGCAGGCTTCTTTGGGATCTACGTGAATGGCAAGACTACTCCCTCCACTCCTACTAGCAGCGATGATAGCTGGATGCAGTCCGATAGGTCTTCCACTGGGCGGGGGGACCAACGTAGCAGCGAACACACAGATTGGGAGAGAGAACACCCAGACCGTAGGGCAGGATAAGAGGTTCCAGCCTGAGGTACGCACTGAGGCTTCTATCGAGACAGTTGAGCAGTCCTCCAACGAAATACGAACTGGGTCTGTAGAGAATCTTCAAGTAACCAACATCCCACCCTGGGTGATACTTCTTCTGATTATTGGGTGGCTGCTTCCTAGCCCTGGTGAGATGGGCAGAAGCATAGCAAGTCTATTCAGGAGAAGAACATGATCCTTGGAATTTTACTGCTGTGTGCAAGCCCTGTTGATGCAGTTAGCTGCGTACCAATCCCCAACCCCCAGAAGCTGTATGCGACTATGGAGGAGTGTGAGTTGGAGGCCAATGCTGTAGCAGAGGCTGCATCCGCCCAATACTTCGTTAAAGCATTCTGCTTTGAAACCGACTTCTTTGAGTTACTCTGATGGCAAAAGATCCTAGACTAGAACGAGCAGGTGTTGCAGGCTTCAACAAGCCTAAGCGTACACCCGGTCACCCCAAGAAGTCCCATGTCGTTGTCGCCAAAGAGGGTGACAAGGTCAAGACGATTCGCTTTGGTGAGCAGGGCGCTAAGACTGCTGGCAAGCCTAAGGCTGGCGAGGGTGATGCAATGAAGAAGAAGCGGGCAAGCTTTAAGGCCCGTCATTCTAAGAATATCGCAAAGGGCAAGATGTCCGCAGCCTACTGGGCTGACAAGGTGAAATGGTGAGAACATGATGAAGATTGGCCTGATGATCGGGGAGATCCCCGAGGTAGACCCGAAGAACAAGGAACGTGCAGTCAAGTACTGGATGTATGGTGAGTCTGTTGAGGAACTGGCCAAGGCTTGGAATACTGTCGTTGACAAGGAAGCCAAGGAGTATGCTGAGTTGAAGAAGTGTGCTAACTGCGACTACTTCAACAATGGCAAGAAAGTACTCAAGGCTCTCGATGCAGATGCCACGATGGGTGCCTGCATGAAGTTCAAGTTCCTCTGCGCTGCTGAGGCTTCCTGTCAGGCTTGGGAGTGTGAGTCTGAGGGTTGGGATGACTGATGCCTCTCAGTAAAGCAGGCAAGAAGATCAAGGCTAAACTAGAAAAACAGTATGGCGAAAAGAAGGGCGAGGGAATCTTCTACGCTATGGAAAACAAGGGGGAGATTCCTGGAATGAACAAGATGAAGGGTTATGCCGCTGGTGGCATGATGAAGGAAGTGCCTGAGGACAACAAGGGTCTCAGCAAACTTCCTAAGGAAGTTCGTAATAATATGGGCTACATGGCCAAGGGTGGCATGGTTAAGGGTTACAACGTCGGTGGTATGGTTAAGTCCACTGGCAAGATGAACACTGGCATTAAGAAGTGTGGTGAATAACATGGCAAATCGTGATGAAATGAGCTTTGGCAGAGCCTTTGCAGATGCCCGTAAGGAAATGGGTGGTGGCAAGACTTTTACCTGGCGTGGCAATAAGTACACCACGGACTTGGCTGAGGAGGCTCCTGCTAGGGGTTCTCGTGGCTCTACAAGCCGTGCCCCTACGGAGTCTGCACGTCCCCAGGCTCGTCGTCGTTCCGTGGATGAAGTTGCACGTAGTGCTTCTGCAGCTATCGACCGTGCAGAGGGTAAGCCTGCTACTCGTCCCCAACGGAATCCTCGCAGAGTTCCTGGCCCGAATGAAGGCACTGCCACCTCTGTGTCTACACCCCGTGTAACATCTGGGCCTATTGATAGAGAAGTCAGAAGAGACCCTCGTGACAAAGCACCAACCCCCACTAAAGTTAACCGTGCGGATGTTATTCCGCAAATCGTTGAAAGCTTTATTAACGATGCTACCACTCCCTCCCTGAGAACTGGTGCAATAAAAATTGCAGAGGAGGGTGCCAGAAATAGAGTCCCTGGTCGTGCAATTATTATGGCAATCCAAAACTTTTTGCGTGGTGAAGGCCCGACTGACCCTTCTGTAATTCTCAGAGAGGGTCGTCCGTCTGGCATGGCTAAGGGTGGTATGGCCAAGAAGCAAGGCTATGCTCGTGGTGGCATGGTTAAGAAGGGGAACACTGACCGTCGTGGCAAGGGTATGTTCTACGACTCTAAGTCCCCCAGAGGTTACAAATGAGACTTGTTAATGATAAAGTTCTTGGGCACATGGGTGATGTCCTGGCAGAAAAGATTCGTGGAGAGTGGCATACTAAGGATGCTGCCATCCTCCAGTTTATCTCTGACCAGGAGGAAGTGGTTCGGGCTAGGGATGAGAAGGGTCACTTTATTCCTGATGACCCTACCACTCCCGAGGTGAATGAAGCCTGGACTACTAAGCTCAAGAAGAAGGCTACCAAAAAGAAATGACCCTTTACAGCCAAGGCAAGCCAGCACGTACTGTCAGTAAGGGTGTCATCTGTGACACTCAGGATGCCGTAGAGACACTCTACACCTGTCCTTCTAACTGTCGTGCTGAGGTGACCATGCTGTTCTGTGTGAATGCAAATGGTAACACCACTGCCCTGGCTAAGTGGGTACGAGCAAGTGACTCTGCTGAGTTTAGGCTTATTGGTGGTAAGAACCTAGGCGTAGGTGAGTTTGTTCTACTCACAGATGCTACACTTGTACTGGAACCCGGTGATGCCCTTAAGTGTGTTGCTTCAGGTAATGCTTCCCCAGAACTAGACTTTATGTGTACTGTTACTGAGACCTTCATTCCAGTAGGCTAGTCTGCATAACGGGATTGCATTCTTATCTGTAGTATAGTATAGTGATTCTGGTATAACTACTCCGTCTCAACAAAGGAGTAGACCAATGCTTAAGAAGATCCTAGACTTTATCAACGACTACCACGAGAAGAGAGTCGCCTACATTCAACTCAACTACCTGACTGACAAGCAGTTGCAGGACTTGGGTCTGAAAAGATCAGAGATTGTGGACACAGTTTATGGCCGAAAAAAAGTCTAAAGTAAACGAGGCTGGCAACTACACCAAGCCTGCCATGCGGAAGCGCCTCTTTGAGAAGATCAAGGCTGGCACCAAGGGTGGCAAGGCTGGGCAGTGGTCGGCCAGGAAAGCACAGCTTTTGGCCAGTGAATATAAAAAAGCTGGTGGAGGCTACAAGTGACTAAGAAAGCCCCACAGAAAAGCCTAGACAAGTGGACCAAGCAGGACTGGCGTACTAAGTCAGGCAAGCCATCCACTCAGGGACCGAAGGCTACAGGTGAACGTTACCTACCTGCTAAGGCAATCTCCGCACTCTCTGCGGAGGAATACGCAAGAACCTCCGCAAAGAAGCGCAGGGACACCAAGGCAGGTAAACAACACTCCAGTCAGCCAAAGACTATCGCTAAGAAAACCAGCAGACACAGGAAATCCTAATGGCACGTACAGAAATGCAACAGAAGTTTCTCGATGTCCTCTTTGAAGAGGCAGAGGGTAACTTTGTGAAGGCTAAGAAACTGGCGGGCTACAGTGACAATGTGGCTACGTCTGTTATCGTTGATGCTCTTGAGGATGACATTGCAGAACTGGT